GTAGTAATGTTAGCTGCTGTGAGCGTATGCACCTGACCGATAGATGACACACCAACAACAGGTTGACCTGTAACAATAGCAACGGGAATTAGGGAATGATCTTGCGTAAGATCGGGAGAGCCTACTGTAGGGACACCAGCCGTGACAGGATCAGCATTAAAGGTCTCATCTTCCGACCTCGTAATTGATGGGAGAGTGGGTTGGCCTGTGGTGATAGCAGTAAGCGTAAGGTCATGGTCTTGGGCAATGCTTGAGGCACCAACCGTAGGTTGACCTGTAGTGATCCCGTCAGCAGAAATAGCTGTTGTGAGAGCAACACCTGACGACCCAACAGTAGGTTGTCCTGTCGTGATATCGTTTGCTGCTAGCACATGCTCTTGAACAACCGTTGATGACACAACAACAGGTGATCCTGTCGTCAAACTATCGGCAGTCAGGTCATGGTCTTGGGCAACGCTAGGGCTACCAACAACAGGCGATCCTGTCGTCAAACTATCGGCAGTCAGGTCATGGTCTTGGGCAACGCTAGGGCTACCAACAACAGGCGATCCTGTCGTCAAACTATCAGCAGTCAGGTCTTGGTCTTGGGCAACGCTAGGGCTACCAACAACAGGCGATCCTGTCGTCAAAGCATCTGGTGCTAAGTCATGGTCTTGGGCAATGCTTGAGGCACCAACCGTAGGCTGACCAGTCGTAATGTCATTGCCATTCAGCAGGTAAATTACGTCAGCAGTAACCCCATCATCCGCAAGCGGTGCAGAGGCGGGGGGGCTAAAACCTAGCATTGGTCACTCCTACGGTTTGGTGGGCCAGACGACACTAAACGGGAACCCATCCTGATCTGTTACAATGACCCACCGACGCCAGCCTATGTGCCAGTTGTTACGCTTTAGTGCGTGACCCGCGCCGCCGCGATGAATAGCGCGTCCATCTGCTCATCTGTGTAGCCCAGCAGATAGCCAAAGAACGCGATGTTTTGACTGTTGCGCTGCCAATCTTGGGCGCTGTCAATCATGACCTTTTCAGCCCAAGTTGCGGTGTCACGATAGGCCAAAACCTTGCCCCATTCGGTTTCGCCCAATGTGAGGATGCCTTGAAGTGGGCTGATGACCATGGATGCGCGGGCTTCGGCCAGTGCTATTGTGGGGTCGGGCTGTCTAATCTTGATAATCATGCGCCCACCCCATCGGTTAAATCAGCCCCGTCAACAGTCCATTCCGCGCGCCATTGGCGATCTGTTGGAATGTCGGCCACGTCTACAATCTTGTAGGGCACACCTGTTGGCACATCCTTGGCGGCGATTTCCTCAATCGTTAGCCCGCAATCGCAGGGGACTATAATTGAAACCCTGCCTGTGTCGTTTTGGTATATAATGCGCTGGTCCATTGGGGTTCCTTTCAGCGGAAAATTGCGATACAAACTAGGGCCTTGTCAGCTTTGTTTACGGAATTTGCGCTATTGTAGTGTTGGACCCTGACAGACCCTGTAGAAATCGCATGAAAAAACCCAACAGCATGTTGAACGTTTACTTCGGCAGAATATGCGTGGGTATAACAAAAATTAGCGTCAGGCATAGCTGTCGCAAAATTGACGGTATAATCACCCGTTCCGTTGTCTGTGATACTTGACACGTTCCCACTGGCCAGAATTGCTACAGTTCCGGTGCCATTGAAATTCACCCACGCACGGCAGGCATAGAGCGGGGCTAAACCGGAGGCGTTGAGCACGTTAGGAATAGCCGTTCGCGTGTAGGCCGTTGTTGCAATCTGCGTTGTGTTCGTAGCCGCTGCGGCTGTCGGGGCTGTGGGGGTTCCAGTTAGCGCGGGGCTTGCCAGCGGAGCTTTGGTACCCAACTGCGTCTGGATAGCTGAGGTAACACCAGTGACGAAGTTGAGTTGAGCTGTAGTAGCTGTCGCCCCGTCCAGCTTATTAAGCTCTGCTGCCGTGGCCGTAACCCCGTCAAGGATGTTCAACTCCGCCGTCGAGGCCGTCACCCCGTCAAGGATGTTTATCTCTGCCGCCGTGGCTGTCAGGCCCAGATTGGTCAGGGCAACAGGGGCAGTCGAAGCCCCCGTGCCGCCGTCCGCGACAGCAAGGTCAGTGATGCCTGTGATAGTGCCGCCGTTGATTTCGGTTGTGGTCAAAACAGACGAGGCCACCGTCAGCACGCCAGTGATGTTGGCAATCGTGGCAGACGCCGTGCCGTCCTTGGCATTGATGTTCGTGACCTCAAGGTTGGTGGTGTCTACAGGCGCAAGGTCTTCAGCCGCAGCCCCCACAAACACCACCGCAGAGCCTGACAGGTTGATAGCTGCGTCAGCGTTGGAACTCTCAAGCACCGTGCGTGACAACGTAGTCCCAGTGGCCGTATAAGTTCCTGTGCCGATCTCCCAGTTGGTGCCGTCTTCAATGACGTAGCGAACCACATTAGCGTCAACCACACCAGCATCAGCGAACGTCTGGTAGCCACTCTCAGCAGAGCCAAGCGTGATTGTACCAGTGCCAGTCGTGGCGGTGGATACTTTGGCTCTGTTTACGAGAGTGACCATTGTTTAGTTAACCTTTAAGCAGGATCAGGGATTCCGATGGCGACAGACGACAGTGTGAACGTGTTGCCCGATGTGACAGACTGCGATGCTGTCAGGGTGCTTGTTGCCAGTAGACGGCTGTTCACAGTGTCCACAATGGCGTAGTGGGTTGCAGTGCCAGTGCCAGTGACCGAGCCGTCAGTGATAGCAGCCACGACAACTTCACGGCCACCGCCAGCGCGATCTGCGGGCGCACCGATGGACAGGCTTGTGCTGTTGCCCAATGTGACTGCCGCCACGTTTGCAAAGCTGGTTGCCTCTGCTGACGTGATGTGAATTGCGTTCGCTTCTGTGTCAAGAACGGTCAGGCCGTTGTCAAACACTCGGTTATCAAGAGTTGCCATGATTAGTTATCTTCCTGTTGTGTAAGTTCCTGTGTAGCTTGAACACCAGCTTCAGGATCGTAGTTTAATTCAGCAATACCCATAAGGTCACTAATGACTTCTGGATGAGACGACACATCAATACCTGCACCATTAAGGTTACGAAGGAACGAGGCAATCTCACGAAGATCGTGTGGTGCAACATCACCAGCGACAATGGTAGGCATCAGATCATAGTTCAGACCGTTCAACTCCCACAGACGCTCTACCAACTGCTTGTTGAGAACATCTACGATTGCTTGGATGTAGCTCTCAAGCGCACGGAGGAACAGGTCTGTCTTCGACTTGGACAAGGCGTAAGAGCCACCTGATGTGCCAAGAAGAAGAAACTCAGACAGCATAGAACGAGCGATGTCATGCTGATAACGATTAATGATGGGATTAATGTCAATGTTCCGGCTCCCGTTAGACGACATGAGTTCGATGTCTACCAAGCGGACGTTACTAGGCGCACCATCCTTATCAGGGTATGCGTCACTTGGGAGGATGATGTAGCCCTGTTCGTTGAACTTTACATCACGCAGGATTTGCTGTAGGTTACTAACGAAACCTGACTGAGCAGCAGAGGCGTCACCTGAGAGATACTCAGCAGGGATACGGGCAACTGGGATACCAGCAAGTTCACGTTCAACAGCGATAGCCTCAATGGCCTGTAGGTTGTTCAGGTATTCGTAGGAGGTGTAAGCATTACGCAGGATGGAACGACCAGAGGGGTCACCATTCAAGCTGGTAGTGCGGTAATACAAGGACTTGTTAGTGGGGATGTAGTTACGGCCATTCATAAAGCCTACGTCTTGCTCTACCCCAAGAACCTCACCTGTCTTTGTGTCCACATCAAACTTGCTAACTGTCCAAGGCGCACGAGAGGCAATCTTACGAACACCAATACGACCATCAGTGAACTTAGAACGCTTCTTTTCGCTACGGCTAGTGGGGCCAACTCTACGCTTGTAGACGACCTCGAACCAACCGAACCCATACGACAGAAAACCTAGTGCCTCAGCGATGTGGTCATCAAGTGTGTGGTCCATGTCATGCAGGACACTCTCGACGAACTCTTTCTCGACTTGGGCAGCAGGTGTGTCGTTAGCAGCTTTAACGTGAAGGTCAACATCACGAAGGATTTGCTCAACGGCGTACATGACTGCACCCACCGTAGAATCATTGTCGCGCATTTGGCGAAAGGCCCTAATTGCTTTCTTACCCCGAAGCTCAGGGATAAATTCATCTGCTCGAATTTGGCCGTTGTGAGTGTTATCGCCAGCGACACCAAGGGTAGACTTGGCAGCAGCTTCAGAGAGTTTGTTTACCATGACTACGCATTTCTTTCAGGTTTATCTGGACAAGCCCTTGTTGCTGCTATACACAAGAGATAACTTAGGTTTTGTGTAACCGTTCAAGGAAAGGTCAGTGATTGCCCACACAAGAGCGTCAAGACGGTCAGGAGAGCCAATAGAACCCAGTGGCTCCCATGTTCTCATCTGCGTCTCAAGCTCGTTCAGGTTAGCCCCGTTGACAGGGTTAGCAACATGCTTGACAAGACCACGCTCATAGAGAGCTGAGATAGGTTCAGCACGGGCATACTTACCACGAGAGGCTCTAACAGCTTTGTAAGGGACGGTCTCATCTTCACCATGAATAGTGGTTCTGACCATGTCACCACCTTGGTTGACCTCAGCCACGATACGGTCAGCTTGGAACTGGTGGTAAAGCTCAATGGACTTCATAGCCCAACCCTGTGGTGAAAGCCTGTCGGTATAGTCACCAAGGACATAAGCGACACCATTCACATCAATACCTGCAACAACAATACCCGTCATGTCACTCTCAGCATTAGAGGTAACAGCGGGGTCAAGTGCAACGACAATACGGGTGAGGTCAGGGACATCCTCTAGCTTAACTGAGGCATCGTCCAGCATGGCTGTGGTCCACAGAGCGCCTTGGGCTTCCTCTAGGACTTCAGCATAAAGCTCTTGCCTACCTATCCGTGTACCCTCATACTGTTCCTTAACAGCAGTCAGGTAAGTTCCAGCTAGGTTAGCAGAGTTATCAAAGGTAGAACCTGTCGTAACGACAGTCTTAGGGTCTTTAAGTATCTGTCTGATTAGTTTAGTAGGCTTGGGGGTCGTAGTGACCATAATACGGGGATGTTTACCGAGACGCATACAAAACTGTAGCATCTGCCAAGTATCCATATCCTTATTCCAAGCAGCAGTCTCATCACACCAAGCTAACTCGAACTGGGGTCCACGAAGACGATCAGGTTCCTCAGCAGAGTAGAACTGTACTTGCGCACCATTCTCCCATGTGAGTGTCCGCTTAGTAGGAGACCATTCAGGGAAACCCATCTTCTTGCCAGCGTAGGTCTTATCACCCTTCCAGCAGACTGACAGGAAACCACTCTCACCCTTAACCATAACTCGTTCGATGTCAGAGTTAGTAGAAGCTACAGCAGCAATACGTTTAACACCACGCTTGACGTTCTCTCTTACCCACTCGACACCTGACCTAGTCTTACCGAAACCACGACCAGCGTTCACCATCCAAGTGTTCCAGTCTTTCCCCTCAGGCTCTAGCTGGTTGTCCCTAGCCCAGAAGCTCCAGTCATGCTTAAGCTCTTCAGTCTTAATCGGACCTAGCTCTTCAAATAGTTGCTTGACTTTAGTGGCTGGTAACTGACGTAGGGTCTCAGCCGTTATCTTCCTCTGGGGTCTCATCGGGATTAATTCCTAGCAAGGTCAAGAGTGTGTCGGCTGCACTCTCGTCAAGGTCTGGGTCAGTCTCTTGCTCAACCTCAATGTTAGTGGAAGTAGGTGACCAACCAGCCTTGGAACGTAGGAAGAGTTCAGCAGCCCACTGAGTTGACTTGTTCTCCATGTCGCCAGTAACTGCATGGTCAATCACACGCTTACCAACCAGACCATTGATCCTAGCTCTCTCACGCTCAATCACATCACCATAGGTCTTGTACATGGTAGATAGAGAACGTGGGGCATAGGTAAGGTGCTGCATGGACGACAGCATCTGTCTGATAGCGACACCACCCTGAATACACTCAAGGATATGCTTCTCAACGTGCTTACAGTAGGGGAGCTTCTCTGCCATGTGACTAAGGTTCCTGCCTTTGGTTCCAGCGCCTAATGAGTCTGCTCAGCTTACGCCTGCGCCTACGGCACTTCTACTTTATTAACGACAAGTAATCTGTAACTTAAGTGGGTAGAACAGATTCTACTTTGTAACTGATCCCTCTCGTAAGCTATCAGCAAGACCCTTACGACAAACTAAATTGGTTGCATACGTCTTGGTTACTTACTAGAGGGAAACTGTTTAGAGAGACAACACTAGGAGACCCTAACTTAAGTTATAACCTAAGTCATCATCTCTACTAGTTATACTACTTAGTAGCAGTAACTATCGTTATAACTTAAGTTACCGTCTCTCTCTCAATATACTATAAGTTCATTTTCAGACTTTTGTAACACTCAAAACGTAACTTTTTTCTATGAATCGTACAAGTCACTGATAACTAAAGAAAGAATTATTTAGGAATCTACATCTTTTTTTGTCGTGTGTTGCACAAATGTCACAACATTGGCTTGGAACATTGCTCGGTGTAGTGTGGTAAAAATGTCACAGTTGTCTTCTGGGTAGCCCAAAACCAAATTTCTTCTTTTGGATTCAT